CAACCCGTCATGGTAGGACGCCTTACTTGTGAGGTGCATTATCTAGCGGTTGAGGGCAGCCCAGAAGGTTAGTAAAATCGGACATATTTATTTTTTCGTGAGGGCGTAAAAATGGCTACAAACATTGGTAAGGACGGGGCAGTTTACAGCGGGTCAAACGCTGTTGCTGAAATTAGAGACTGGTCTTTAGAGACTACATCAGAAGTCGCAGATGACACTGTAATGGGCGATGCGTGGATGACACACGTTGCTACTCAGAAGTCATGGACTGCATCATTCACAGCGTTCTGGGATCCTACTGACACTACTGGTCAGCAGACTCTGACAGAAGGCGCTTCAATCACTCTGAAACTGTATCCCACGGGTAACAATTCAGGTGACTACGAGTGGTCAGGCACAGCGACTATCACTTCGGTGAGCAAGTCGGCATCATTTGACGGTTTTGTAGAGGCTAGCTTCTCTGCACAGGGTAGTGGAGCACTGACTGAAGGCACCGTCTAATGAGCAAGCTAATTGATACTGTAGTTCAGCACTTCAGTAATCTTGGCGTTAGGGAGATCGAAGTTCCCGAGTGGGAAGCGACTCTCTACGTCAAGAATCTGACTATTGAGGACAAGGCAAAGTTAAATGCGCGTTCTCAAGACGACATCCACGACTACATGGTGTATGCGATCATCTTTGGCGTAGTCGATAGCGAGGGCAACCCCGTATTCGACATTGGTGACAAGGTGAAGCTGCGTCGTCATGCGTCCTCATCAGTCGTGGAGCGTGTTGCAAATGAAGTATTAGCGTTCCAGACCCAGAAGGAAGAGGATCGCGAAAAAAACTAACGGACGACCAAGGGAACCCGACTGAGCTTTACAGGGTCTTTGAGCTAGCGGAACATCTTGGTCAGACAGTTAGCACGATTTTGGCAATGACGCCCACTGAGTTCCAACATTGGTGGACGTTTTTCAGTATAAGGGCGAAAAGGCAAGAGCGTGAGCAACACAGATCCAATCGTAATCCAAATCCAAGCAAAAGACGACGGCGTTAACGAAGTCTTTGATAGTGCTACGCGCGCTACAAAAAAGAATGAAAAAGCCGTCAAAGATACCCTCAAGAGAATGGAGGATTATCGTAAGACGCTTGGGATGACTAAGCAGCAGCTTGAGATATATCGTCTCGAACAAAACAACGCTACGAAAGAGCAAATTGAGGCCGCGAAAAGAATACAGCGCCTCACTGAACTAAAAGAAAAAGACATACAAAAGAATAAAAACCTCAATGGTAGCCTGCGTATGATCCGTGGTGGCTTTGGGCAGGTAGGCCACCAGATACAGGACGTCGCGGTACAGGCTCAGATGGGTACTGATGCCTTTATTATCTTAGGCCAGCAGGGTTCTCAGGTCGCGTCTCTCTTCGGGCCTGGTGGTGCAATGCTCGGCGCATTGTTGGCTGTAGGTGCTGCAATCAAAGTCGGTCTCACCAGTGAGGTGGCCGATGCCTCGCAAGAAGTAGAAGAATTCGTAAACAAGATAACAGAGCAGCGGCGAGAGCTAGGCATGTTGTCTGTTGCTGAATTGGCTTATCAGAACATATTAGATACTAGGCTCCGTCAGGATGTCAGAGATCAAACTGCTGACTACATCACTGAGCTTGCTGACCTACCAGAGAAGCTAGAAAATGCCGCCCGCTTTGAGGCTAGATTGAGGGGCGCTCGAAAAACTAATAACTTCATGATGATGGGTATGGCAAAAGTTATGTTGATGCTGAATGGCACAACAGATGAGCTTAACCAATCAGAACAAGACCTAACCAATAAAATCAAAGAAAACACTGAGGCGTTAAAGCCCAACATCCAGTCAGAGCTAGAGGCGGCTGAGGCAGAGAAAGAGCGAAAGAAGACACTTGAGGATCTGGTAAAAGGATTTGAGGATCAGGCTGAGGCAGCTAGGCTGTCGGCTCATGAGTTAGCTAGACAGCAAGCCATTACCAAGGGTGCTACGCAAGACGATCTCGATAGAATTGACGCAGCATTTGCCGCGATGGATGCTGAGGCAAAGAAGCAAGAAGCAGCTAGGAAAAAACGGGCTGAAGATAAGAAGGCAGAAGCTGACGCAGAAAGGCGAGCTAGAGCAGAAAAGAAAAGGGAAGAGGATCTCTTACAGAGTCTTATTGATTTCTCTGTAGGCAGAGAGGGTATATTAGAGCGAACTTTTGCTGAAGAGCTTGCAATCATAGAAAACGCAAGTTTAAAGGCGGTAGGGTCTGAAGAGCGCAGAAATAGACTTATTGAGGCGTTAAGGGAAAGGCACAAGCAGAACCTAGCCAAGCTAGAAGGCAAGCCAGAAGAAGAGGAAGCTGATACTGAAGATGAGAAGCAGAAAAAGCTCATCAAGAATATCAAAGATTTACAGGCTTTAAGAAAACAGGCCATACAAGGCATACAAGACGAGCGAGCGGTATTTGAAGAGGCGATGATAGCTAAGATCGCGTCGATACAAGCGGCTCGTGATGCTGAGATCATTTCCGAGACTGAGAAAAAAGCGGCGTTACAAGCTCTACGACAAGCGGATCTTGAAAATCAGCTAGATGCTCAGTTAAGACTTGTAGGCGGTTTACAGCATTTAGAGCAGTCTGCCGAAGATGCAATGATGCAGTTCATCACTCAAGGTCAGAGCGCAAGCGAGGCTATGAGAATGTTAGGTCGCTCGATCATGGATGAGCTTTTGAAGAGCATCATCAAAATGGGCATTGAGCGCGTTAAGCAAGCAGTCATCGCTAAGCAAGTAGAGGCAGGTGCGCTGTCATCTAGCGTTATGGCGAATGCGGCGGCTATGGCTAAGATTGGTGCGGCTGCTGCAACACCAGCGGCATTGGTTTCAGTTGCTACGGCAGGTGGCGCGGCTGCGGCGGGTGCAGCTGGATTGTATAGCACAGTCGGTCTCGCCCAAGCGCTGGCGGCGGCAGGTGGCTCATTTGAGGGCGGTGGCTTTACTGGAATGGGCGCACGATCTGGCGGCATAGATGGTCGTGGCGGCTTCCCAGCTATTCTGCACCCCAACGAAACAGTCATTGACCACACACGAGGCCAAGGGCAAGGTATTACCATCATTAACAACATTGACGCATCAGGTAATCAGGATGTTGACGAGAAGATCGCGATTGCTGTGACACAATCATCGCGACAGACGGTTGAACAGGTACATAACATGATGCGTAGAGGGCGCATGTAATGGCAACGTACAACTTCCCTAGCATTACTCCTACGTCGCAGACGTTCGAGCTAGTGACTAACTCTCGTCAGTTTCAGAGTCCGACTAGCGGAGCAGTACAGACGCTCTCGCGCAAAGGCTCGTTCTGGAAGACACGCATGACCTTCAGCAACCTGTCAGGTAGCGACAGAGCAGAGTTGCAGGCGTTTATCGCTAAGATGGATGGTCAGACACACCGCATGAGACTAGAAGATTACGGTCGAGTTCGTAACGGTGCGGCTACTTCTCCACAAAGCGTACTTGTAGCTGGTGCTGGTCAGACTGGCTCGTCTATTGACTTGGATGGCGCTACAGCTAGCGTGACTGACTTCTTCAAGGCTGGTGACTACCTGTCATTCAACAACGAATTGCACATGGTGACTGCGGATGTAGATTCCAGTGGAACGGGTACTCTGACCGTTAGCATTGCACCACCCATACGCAAGCCAACCGATAATGATGACGCTGTACAGATATTCGCGCCCTTTGGTGTGTTTATGATGACTAATACGCCACGATGGAGTACGGAGTCTAAGTACATAAGCTCGATCACGATTGAGGCTATCGAGGACGTCTTGGCATGAGTCGCGGTTTATCTACAGCGGTTGTTAATGCACTGAAGGCTGACGTTGTACGCCCTGTTACGTTCGCCAAGCTAGACTTCTCTAGTAGCACTTTGTACCTACATGACAGTATTGGCACGTTCACTTGGGGTGGTAATAACTGGCTAGGCGTAGGTGACTTTGGCTCGGTGTCTAGCATCGAAGAAGGTGCTGACATTGCGCCCTACAACATTACGCTAACACTGTCTGGTATCGACTCTACGATCTCTGATATCGGCACAGCGGGCACAGAAGACTACTTCCTGCGTGATGTAGATATCTATCTTGGGCTGTTAGATGCAGATGAGGCACTGATAGAAGACCCTAACAAGATTTGGTCTGGCTTTATGGATGTCATGACGCTAACGGCTGGATCGCAGGGTGAAGACATCATACAGCTTACGTGTGAGTCTGAGATGGCCAAGATCAATCGTTCGCGTAACCTCAAGTACACTCACGCGGAACAGCAGCGCGTTGATTCTAATGACTTGTTCTTTGAGTACCTGCACGAGATTACAGGCGTCAAGATACTCTGGAAGGACAAGAATAGCGGAAACCTTGGTGTCGGTTATGGCGGCGGTGGTCGCGGTCAGCCAGGCGGCCCAAACGACGACAGAGGAGACCCGCAGCACAGGTAGGAAAATGCAAGGTATACCCGTTGATGCAATCGGCTAAAATCCTGTCTGCTCTTAATCGCTGGGAAAAAGGTGAGTTCGAGTACGGCAAACGCGACTGCGTATCTTTCACGGTATTCATAATAAAAGAGTTGCATGGCATTGATTACAGCCATGAGCTTGTTTATAGCTCAGAAGATCAAGCTAATGAGATCATAGATTCTCATAATGGGTTTATGAACCTCATCGACAGGGTTCTTGGCGATCCTGTTGACTATCCCACGGCTGGTCATCCCGTCATGTGTGATTTACCTCGTATCGGACTGCTGATGGGGGTAAAATTGGGGGAGTCAGTGGCCGTCGTCACTAAGCGCGGACTCACGACGATACCAGATAGATACATCGTAAGGAGTTGGGAATGCCAGCAGCAGTCGTAAGTTTTATCGGCTCAAACCTCGTAGCTATTGGATCTGCACTTGGGGCTGGTGCTGCTAGTGCTGGTGTTGCGATGGCTGTCGGCGCTGCCGCTGTAGTAGCGGGTGCTGTAGCCGCTCAGAAGCTAATTTCAGAGCTATACAGCGTTCCTAACATAGACAGTGACCGTAGTCGTCAAGCGACCGTAAGAGGCACTGTAGAGCCACAGAAGCTCATCTATGGTGAGGCTCTAGTATCTGGCCCTATCAGCTTTGTCGGTGTTGCAGGTGAGAAAAACCGCGACCTGTATCACGCCATCGTCTTAGCGGGTCATCCTTCTGACTCTATTTCAGACATTTACTTTGACGATGAGCGTATCCCAAGCTCAAGTATTGCCGCAAATGGTGACGTAACTTCAGGAATATTCGGGCCAAAAAGCGGCGATACTATCTGCGTTATCCGAAAGCTAACAGGCAGTCAAACAACAGCAGACTCTGTCCTTAATGGGGCTTTCGCAACAATAAATACGAATGAGCACATAGGAACAAACCTTACCTACATCGTCACGAAGTTCACTCTGACGAAGAAGAGTCAAGACACATGGGACAAGTATCTTCCTAACGACATTAAGGCTCTCGTTAAAGGTAAGAAGGTTTACGATCCTCGTCAGGACAGCACCAGCACCTATTACGATTCCGATTTGATAGGGGGCGTTAACACTCAACGAGCTAATGATTCATCAACTTGGACGTGGTCAGAGAATCCAGTCTGGTGCTTGGTTGACTACCTCACGGATGATCGCTTTGGCATGAACATCGACTTAGACCGTATTGATCTGGCTAAAGCGGTTGATGCGGCTGACGTTTGTGATACATCAGTAAGTGTGCCTGGAGGATCAGAGAAGCGTTATACGTGTAACGGTGTGGTTTTCGGCACTACCACACACAAAGCAAATATTAATAAGATCCTGTCTTCGATGAACGGAATGCTTACCTATACAAACGGTAAGTACGTGATTAGAGCAGGGGCATTTGAAGCTGTCGGTTTAGGAATGACGCTGACTGAAGATCACATGAATGGCCCTGTTAAGCTGAAGACTTCCTTTGAGCGTAATGAGCGGTTCAATACGATCACAGGCACGTTCATTGATCCGACTAAGAACTACAAAGAGATCGAGTTCCCGAAGGTTCAGATCACTAGCGCACTGACTCGTGACAACAACGAAGAGCTAACACGCGAACTCAAACTGAGCATGACCAATAGCCGATACATGGCGCAGCGGATTGCTCACAAGCTCATACAGCTTAGTGACCTGCAGAAGGTACTTACGTTCCCGACTAATCTGGCTGGCGTCAATATCTCTGTTGGTGATCGTGTAAGCGTGACGCTCTCCGAGTTTGGGTACACCAATAAGACATTCGTATGTCTGGGCTGGACGCTTAGTGAATCAGGATCGGGCGGTGTAAATCTTACGCTGCGGGAGGACGACTCTTCATCGTATGCGGATCTCGCGCAGAGCGGCTATTCCACGGTTACTCCTGCGGGCGGTATACAGCAGGGGTTCTTTGGCGTACCTGATCCTAGCGGTCTGAGTGCTACGGCTCATGTCGAGAGTATCGAGTTAGATTGGACTAACCCAGAGAACATGACAGGCATCATTGCCATCGAGGTGTTTGCATCGCCTAACTCTAGCTGGTCAAGCGCGGTCAAGATCGGTGAGACGCTTGGTACACAGTTTATCCACGACGAGTCTAATGGCGTTGATCCTATTGTCGAGAACGATGAGCGTTACTACTGGGTGAGAGCGCGTCGATTCCCGTCAGGCGAAGGATCTGATGCAGTATCGGATAGAAACCCAGACAGTGACACTAGCACGATAAACGCGACTAAAGGTGCGCTGGGTAACTTAGCTAATCTAGATACAGTCGGTGATGCTGAGATTGATGATAATGCCGTTGGCGCAGATCAGATTAATGGCGATGAAGTTTTGCATGAGGTGCCGTCAGAGGGGCTAACGTATTACTGGCCGTGTAACTCTATTGCAGATGTTAGCGGCGGCGGCAATGAAGAATTACAAGAGGTAGTGGCTGGAAAGACGGGCATACACAGTGGCTCGACAGCGCCGACACTTAGCACTGACTCGCCGACAGGTAAGTCAATAGTCAATGGCACTGACA